ATTGTTCGCCTATGAGGACTACACGCGTAGCGCAGCCAGTAAGCGGCCATGCAGCTGCTGCAGCGGTACCGGATTTGTCGAGGCAGAGATTTTTACCACAAAATCACATATGCCATACCGGGAGCGTCATTTCGTGAAAGCTTCGGTAAAAATGGGCGTCAAAAATTTCAGTCCGGCGGACTATGAGCAAACACGCGCGGTCAGAGAGGTTGAGCGGGTGCTCTGTTCGTCCTGTGGTGGGAAAGGGACCATCAGCAATGCCTGCCGCTGTCGTGGGCGAGGCACGGTGCTGGATGAGTATCAGAGCAAGGTTCAGGGCGTACCTGTCACAAAAACATGTTCAAAATGCACCGGACGTGGCTACGCACGTTTGCCGGGTGAGGCCGTGCGTCGTGCAGCTGGTCTAACCGTAATGGCCATCAGCGAACCCACCTGGCGCCGCGGCTTTAAGCCATTTTACGAAATGCTGATCACCCAGTGCCACCGAGAGGAGGCGCAGGCTGACGCGTTGTTGAAGAAGGTCACAGGTAAAGTAAATATCTAAACTGTACGAAGCCAGACAGAGCATCGTATTGACGACGAGACGAAAATAGCCGAACATCACGTCAATAATGAGCTTAGTACGTTTTCATTTCCTGTGAGGTCAGTTTGCTGGCCACTAAGTGCCTCCTCCACAAGTTGAATGATTGAGCATTTCAGTTTTGTTAAAATCATGTATGTTATTTCTTTTAAGAAAAGGAAATCACTATGACTTGGCCAGGCATCCCGTTCCCTCTTGATGGTTCCTCAACAACCAATAATGTTTTACTCACTTTATCGAAGCTCTCAGAAATAAAACTTGAATCTGGTTTCGGATGGGATAACTTTAGTGGAACTGTCTTAGGTGCTGTTGTGGGCGCAGCAATTCCTGCAGCAATTGCGTTTTATACCATTAGACAAAACAATAAAGCAGGTGAAGAGCAGAGGGCTCAACAAGCACTTGATTTAGATAACGCTCGAAAAACCCAACTAAAAATTGCCGAAAAATCCTTCAGTGCTCAGGTTTTGTCAACTAACCGGCAAAACTGGATTAATGATCTTCGACAGATGTTAATTGATATCAGTTCATTATGTGAGTCTCATGTGTTTTACAGACGAGCACATATTGAAGAAGTTAAAGGTATGCGATGGAATAACGGTACTCAAGAAAAAGTAGATTTTTATTTTGAGAGCAGGTTAAAAACTGACACTGAAATAAGGCAGAAGTATTTCAAGATTCGATTAATGCTTAATAATTCTGAGCTAACCTCAAAAGCAATTATTATGTTAACTGAAAAGCTTATGCATTGTGCTACTAAAAAAGACTTACAATTAATGCCTGATTTAATCGATGAGACTGACCCAGAGCTCGTTGAGTTAATCGAAAGGCTATTAAAAGTGTCTCAGCGATGTCTTAAAGCCGAGTGGGATCGAGTTAAAGCAGGGAAATAGGAATTTTATAAAAAACCATAAGGCTCACTTCGGTGGGCCTTTTTTTTGAGTGTCGCCTCAAAACTAACGCGGAAGTACCACATCGCCGTGATGTTTGGAAAGCACTTTTCTTTTTACTACAAATAGCACCGGCCGTAATTCGGAGGTGATTGTGAGTATCCCCAAATATGAGCAAACTAGCATCGGGCGCGGCATACGGAGCTGCGGGATCAGCTGTAGCTAACGGCATCCTGAGTCGTCTTAGTCCGGACGAATGGAGCGCGGTTGGTGTAATTTCCGGCATTGTGCTTGCGCTGATGACGTTTGCAATCAATGCCTATTTCAAACGCAAGGTTTCTCTTGCTCAAATCAGAGCGTTAGAGCAACGCGGTTATAAGCAATCTGGCAATGTAAGCGAGGAATAAGATGGCTATTTCTGCTCAACTTCGCAATAAGTTGCTGATTGCCTCAGGTGCAGGAGCAATGTTCATTGCATCCGTGTTTCTTGGTGGAGCTGATGGTATGGAGGGCAGGGTATACGAGCCGTATAAGGATGTTGCTGGTGTCTGGACTGTCTGCGATGGTCATACCGGCAGTGACATTATTATGGGTAAAAAGTACACCGACCGCGAATGCGATCGCCTGCTGTGGAATGACCTGCAGCCGGTTAAGAAGAGTGTGGACAGCCTGGTTAAGGTGCCACTGGGAGAGTATCAGCGAGCCGCTCTTTACAGCTTCACTTATAACGTTGGCACAGGCGCGTTCTCTAAATCAACCCTGCTCAGGCGTCTTAACTCAGGCGATGTTGAAGGTGCTTGTGAAGAGCTTCGCCGCTGGATATACGCTGGCGGGCGAAAGTGGCGAGGGCTTATGAACAGGCGCGACATGGAACGTACGTTGTGTCTGGCGGAGAGCAGTGATGACCTTAAAGGCTAAGTTGCTCACAGCGCTTGTGCTGCTGATTCTAATCGTATTATCAACCTCTATTTCGTTAGCACTTTACTACCGTGACAACGCCATTGACTTCCAGGCCCAGCGTGATGCCGCAAGCCGCAGTCTCAATCTGGCTAAAGACACCATCACAGATATGAAGAAGCGCCAGCGCAATGTGGCCGCACTTGATGAGAAATACACAAAGGAGTTAGCAGATGCTAAAGCCACTATCGATCAGTTGCATGATGATGTTGCTATTGGCCAGCTCCGGTTGCAGCTCAGTGCCACCTGCCAGAAACAATCCGCCACCGGCCCCGCCGGCATGGATGATGCAGCCAGCGCCCGACTTACTGAAACCGCTCAACGAAATTATTTCACCCTCAGAGAGCGTCTTGTAATCGTTAGTATTCAGATAGCTGGTTTACAGCAGTTCATCAGAGAACAGTGCAAATAATATTAACTTTTTGATAAAGTTTGCCGATAAAGCAATTTTAAGTTTTATCGGAGAAGAAATGAGCGGCAATCTTGCAAAGCAACAAAAAATGACCATCATTATCTTAAGTACCATCACTTTGGTGCTGGCAGTTTTTTGGTGCATAAATGAAAGTTTAAAAATATTTCCTACCTTTAATTTCGAACCATATGTTACTGGATGCGCGAGTTTTATTCCGGTCTTAACATTATGGTGGCCTTTCAAAGCTAGGAATAAAGCAAGCAGGCTTAAAGGTAAAGTTACTCTAAATCTTTCCCAGTCACAAGTAATTACAATAGGTAACGATAAAGCAACTTTTGAACCCAGTTTTTCAACGAACTCACCAACATCCGTTCAAGTAATCACACGATATAATCCCAATTTGATGGGGAGTGCTGTACTTTCTAAAGAAATAAATGATTTTAGTAGTGTCAAAGATGCATCAAGTTATGGAATTTCAACAGAAGATAAATCTCCGGATATAAATGATGTCATCGTGCTTAAGAACAGGCATGGGAACTATGCATTGATAAAAGTGATCTTAATTGAAGGTGCTTCTGGAAGTGTTGCAGGTACAGAAATTGAAGTAGAATATCTGATAAACCCGCATCAGGGTGTTAATTTTTCATAGATAGGTCATGTGGATGCTGGTTTTTGTGAACTAAATTACTGGAGTTATCTAAAATTAATCCAGTAATGATTAATTTCTCTTCACAATTTATTCTATTAGAGTTAGTGTTATATCTCTTAACGTAAAGGAGATAAATCATGTCCTCTTGGGAATGCCCTTATTGCAATAGGTTAGCAACAGAAAGTGCGGTTCAAAATAAAGTAGGTGAATTAGGATTCAATGCAGATACAAAAGATGGTCCTCTACACTTCAAAAGCATTGTTATGCTGTGTCCCAACCCAGAATGTAAAGAATATGTGTTTAAAACCTTACTTACAAGAGGTGAGGTTTATCACGGTTTAGTATATGAATCCAATGACGTTCTAGATATATTTACAATAAAGCCACAAGGTATTGCAAAGACATTTCCAAATTACATACCTCAAGCTATATTGGAAGATTATCGAGAGGCTGCTTTAATCAAAGGCTTATCTCCTAAAGCATCAGCTACGTTATCAAGAAGATGTTTACAAGGAATGATTAGAGACTTTTGGCAAATCAATAAGCCTAATCTTTTTGAAGAAATAAAGGCAATTGAAGATAAGGTCGATTCTGATACTTGGTATGCGATAGATGCTATACGAAGTATAGGTAATATTGGCGCTCATATGGAAAAAGATATTAATTTAATTATTGATGTTGATCCGGATGAGGCTGAGTTGTTAATTAATCTTATCGAAAATTTAATTAAGGATTGGTATATAGAAAAAGAAAATAGACGAGTTAGAGCTCAGGCAATTATAGATTCCGCAAAGGATAAGAAGGCCTTAAAACAGAAATGATAGCTTTTGCGCTTATTTAAAATTGTGAAGATGATCAGTTGGGTCGGTAAGTTTCGTAGTCGTTTCTCATACTAAGCTAACCATTAGGAGAATTACTTTAAGTTTTATAACATCAATAAGAGCCTCGCCAATCGGTGGGGCTTTTTACTGAGAACGTACCAGGGTAGTTGTATGAATATCACCAGTTGGCCAATGCCCCATACCGAATAAGGTGGAAATATGCTTAAATTTCCTGGCACGATAGAAATTAATAGCAATCCGCATGATGGAGTTTGGATACCCGGTGCGATAGAGTTTGGTGATTCATTCGCCACCCCGATGCCCCCGCTGACGTTAAACCTGCTCTCTGAATCACTGCATCCACGCATCACCTATACCGGACCTACGCATCTGTATTGGAGTAAGAGCGGTACGCTGGCTCTATCGGCTGTGAATGAATGGCCGCTGGAATATCAGAATGGCAAAGCCATCGGGCGCCATGCCCCAGAACCGGCGGCGACCAACCTTCAGCCGTATAGCCGCGCGGCCACGCTGTCTGATTATCTGGTCAAAAGTGATGATTTAGATCTTCTGGATGATACGACCGGCGCGCCGGATGGAGGCGTAATTGGCCGTATCCCTGTTGCGTGTGATGCCTACTTGATTTCACAGGACGTTGACAACGTCACGCACGTTCCCAAAACGCGTTACGCGCTGACGGGCTCTTGGCAACGGCTCGTGTATCCCGTTACAACGACAAAACGCTCACGCATCCGCATCAGGCATGGCCAGAGCTATGACACTGCGACCCCAGCTATCTGGATGACGCAGGGCTCAGATTATGCGCAATGGCTGGTAGCAGGCGATTACGTGATGAGCTGGTTTGTTAAAGCTGGCGACGATGTCACCTTTCCGGCCGGATTTGCTCAGATCGAGTCTGGCAGTGTCAGCACATCACCTATCGTTAACGATACAGCTGCAGAAACCACTCGTTCTGCCGCTACCGTTCTGATTAATACAAAGGGCTATAAAAATATGGCCGTTATTTATAGCGGCTCATATGGTGAGGTTTTCCAGCTATCGTCAAGTATCACGCAACTGCAGGTTGTGGTGCCTGTGGATTGGGGAACACGTTATATCCAGAGAATTGTTCTAAGTGGAGGTTAATTTGGAACCGAAATCATACCTTATTGAAAATGAATGGGTGCCCATTACATTATCCGGAACGGCAACGCTCCAAGTTAAAGAGGGCAAGGTTTTTTTGGGATTCGAACAGAGTCCAGAGTATGAAAAAGACGCGTTTATAATTCCCGATGTAGCCACGCTGAAGGACATCGAAATCATCTATCTGAAAACGGCAGCCAATA